ATCGTGCGATGTGTCATTGCCCCAAATAACAGAAACTTCGTTGTCTGTATCAAGAAACCGTACTGCTCCCTTGAAGTAGCACGCGTCATCCGAGAAGTCCAGAATAATATCGTGACCATCGGCTGCGGCGCCGGTACCAACGCCAATAAAACGATAAGTAATACCCGCAGCAGACGGCGTAGCAATGTTATAATCTTTATCGGCGGAAACGTCAGTTTGGTAAATCACCTTACCAGCATGAGTGGCTTCGGTTACAGTTAAATCTGCATCACCGTTTGTAACCCATGCAGGAACCGTCTTCTGTCTTAAGGTGGCGCTACCCCAGTCTATCTCTCTCTTTAAATTCTCTAATAATGCCTCAACTCTCGCGAGGCCAATTCTTCTACTTCCCATGTTAAAAACCCTCCATTTGTAATCGTGTCACCGCATAATTGCGGCCGTGAATATATCTACTCACGCAATAACTTGGAATGAATCTTGCGATTCGACAATAAATAGTCTCTAAAAAATGAAAGCCCCGGAGCTTTACATTTATTTATTTTGTTCTATTAGCTGGTGACGTAGCGAACAACTACCGCAGAAGACGGATTCGCCGTACTCGATTCGGTGGCACTTGTCACACACCAATGACTAAAGCCGGTTGAAAAGGTTATTCCAGTTGGAAAAACATAGCTCATTTTTGTGGATGCGTTGCACAGGAGAACAAGACCCGCTGTTGTAGTTCCAGCCGTGGCATCATCAGTGTCCGCCATTTTAAAATAAACAATACCAGAGTTAGCTGTATTGTCAATTTCTACCATGTAAAGAACACCAGATGCTCCGGTAGTATTGTCAACCGCAGTGCCTTCGGCGGCAGTGTCCTGCACAAGTTTAGAACCAAGAGGATTGGTTTGATTGGTGACTGTGACCGCCATAATTTATAACTCTCCTTTTCTTTATTATAAATAGTCTCTAAAAAATGAAAGCCCCCTTCCGAAGAAGGGAGCTTCACATTTATTTGCTAGTTAGCTAAATTTAGCTAGTAGCGCCAGCCTCACCTAAGAGACCTCTAACCACAACTAAGCCGTACATATCAGGACGAACCATCTTCTTGGCATAGCGAGTCATCACGCCCTTACGGGGCACGAAGTCTTCGGGGCCAAAGATTGTGGGAGTGGTCTGTAGCGGCACATACGGAGCGTATACATAGCCACTTTCTAGGAAGCTAGATCCTCTCCGACCGATCAAAACAACGTTCCGCAGGAAGTATGGGTCAACAATGACATCAAACTTCTTACTCAAAGAACCAGTCTTAAGAGCACCAAGGGATCCCTTCTCGTCATCGTGAGTGACGGAAGCGCGGAAACCAGCGGTAAACTCAAGAATATTGGCAACTTCAGGTCCGCAGACAACGAAGTTCGCACCACCTCTCAGAGTCTTACGATGAATCTGTGCAGAAACATCATTGATAGTTTCTACCAGAGTCTCATACCACTCTGAGACCGTACCGGTGAAATCAGGAGCGGCCGAAGCAGCACCAATCTCATTACCATTAGAGTCCAAGAACATTCCTGGGGCACGAGCCCAATAGCGAGTTGCAGCGGTAGCACCATTAACCAAGTCAGCCAGAATCTCACGGTCAATCTCTAGAGCAATCTGCTCAGAGAGAATGCTAGTAAGCTCGACTTCAGCATCAAGGTTGTGGTAAGCATTGAGATCTTGTCCCAACTCTGGAGTCCACTTAGCCTTGAGCTTCTTGGTCTGTGCGGTCACAGCAATGCTATCCACCTTAATGTCGATCTCTGGGATTTGTTCGTTTCCTTCCAGACCCCACTCAGAAGCACCGATAACGGCACCAACTGAATCAGCCGAATTAAAGTTATCCTTAAGTGGATAAGCAATGTTCACGGTAGCAGCCTGTGGTGTGTCAACACCAGCGGCACCTACGTTTACGCTAGTCAGGAAATATAGCATCACGTTGCCACCAGAAGACGTAATTTGCGTAAGCCTTCTAATCTGCTTAGTATCCGAAACCGTGAGAGTCCCGATTTCATTGACAGTATTCAGGTTCTCAATAGAAGCCGAAATAGCGCCAAGGTTATTGTAATCCAGGTCGCTAGAAAACTGCGCCTGCGGAACATCCATCCGAATAACCCAGTACGCCAAAGCGGAAGAACTCAGAGCAATAAGATCTGGATCATAAGCAATGTCCTTCTTATTGCTATTCGAGCTACCAGTGAGATCGAAGCGCCGAAGAAATAGGGCGCTATGGGCCACACCAGACGAGCCAGTTGGCGAAGCATAAGCATAACCACGAGCACCAACAGTGCGAGGACCAGAAAGATCTTCTTTTAGATCTCCGATCAAGTTAAGACCAGCAGTCAACTGGGAACCAACCCTGTCGCCACCATAAATTGACTTGTCAGAAATGTTACCTAACCTTCGACCTTCAGATCCAGCGGCTCCCAGATCTGGTGAGAACACAAAATCTAGGAAGAAAATGAGTCCACTAGGGAGACTCATTGGCTGAACACTAACAAGATCATTAGCGATCAGACCCGCAAAAACGCGACGAACAATAGGAAACGCGACGGCTGCGAAACCTTCAACATCTCCAGAAGCCATTGCAGAACTCTCGCGTAAGAGTTCTTTGGCTTGATTTTCCAGAAGACGAGACATGCTATGACGCTGACGCTCGTTCTCCAGGCCCTCTAAAAGACCGGTTTTTTTCCACTTTTTTAGAAGTGCGTGCGATTCAGCACGCATATCACGATTGACAATTCCTTCGGTCAATCTTTCTACAATACCAGACATAAATATCACCTCCTTAAATTATTTTATTTAATACCTGCTAATTTCTTCAACCTTTCAGAGAAAGGATCGGATTTTGATTGGCTATCGCCCCGAGAGGCGCGTAAAACGGAAGAACGATGAGTAATTGCTTCGCTCAGTGATTGTGGACTTCTCTTAGGAGTAGACTGCACTGTGCTTTGAAGCGTTTCTAAAATCATCTTTGCTTCCTCTACTGAACCAGCACTGGAAATAGCTTCGACAATTCTTTCTTTTTGCCGCTCATTCAAGGAGGTATTTCTTAACACACGGTTAGTATAAAGTAAACGGGCATTTGAAAGATTAACATCTTGGACATTTTCTTTCAAAGACCTGACTACATCTTTGTAGTTATTAAGTTTGCCCTTGAGTTGTTTATTTTCAAAAACCAACTCTTCTTGGGCTTTCTTAAGAGCTTCCAAATCTTCTTCTATATCAGTGCTACGGCGGTGGGCGAGTTCTTTTTCCATTTGATACTTTGTATCTTCACTTGAACGTCCAGCCCAACCAACCAATTCAGCACCCATTTCAACTGTAAGTTTTTCTACGATGGCATCTATAAGTTCTTCAGAAATATCATCGGATTCTTCTAAACCAGCTTTCGTCATTGCGTCTGCATCTGCTTCTTCAGCGGCGGCGGCACCTGCGAGTGCAGCGCCTCCAGAGTCGTCATCTTCCTCTGCTTCTTCGCCGGCAAAAGTGCCTGGATCGGTGGCTTGCTCACTTAATTCGTCAGAAAGCATAGAAAGAAGGTCTTCTTCATTCAATTCAACTTCCTCCGATTCTTCAAGCTCTTCCTCAGTTTCTTCAAGCTCTTTGGGGCCCTCGACATCTTCCTTCAGGGAGCGCAGTGCTTCAGCCAATTCTTCAAAATCAACTGTTATTTCTGAAGTTTCATCTTCTTCGGGACAAGGGCAAAGCTCTTCACCTTCGGCGGCGCCCAAAGGTACATCTTGCGCTATATCGCCAATTGGGCCGGCCATCGCAGCAGGACCAGCATCGAGGGCTCCCAAACCAAGCTCATCTTGTTCTAATAATTTGTTAAGAGTATTTTTAACTTCATCTGAATATTTTTCAATAATTGTAGTTTCTGCATTTTTCAAAGCAGCTTCTTTCAGCGCTTTCGCGTCAACAATAGCTTGTTCTAATAATACTGACATTTAAAACCACTCCTAAAAACATAATTTTTCATAATAAATAGTGTTAATATTTTAAAAATACCGTTTTCATAAATTAATGTGGCCTTGATATCAATTTATATCTAACCACAACGTTCTCCCATGTAACTTTTCCCGTACCATTGTTTTCAACACATACCCCCACATACATACTTGTCCAAGGCCCTGCAGCTAATGCGGTATTCTTCGTGCCGTTTTTGACAGTCTGG